CGTTGGCTGCGTCCGTGTTCGCCTTGTCTGCGGTCTGCTGGGCCTGTGTGGCGGCGGCCTGGAGGGTGTCCAGCGACTTCTCGACGCTGGCTGTTGTTGCGTATGTCTTGGAGACTTCGGCGGTGATCTGCTCGGCAGACTGGGAAATAAGGCTCTTTGTTTCCTCGGTGGTTGAGTATTCTGTCAGCTTGCCATCGGTGTACGCTTTGCCGTCCTTCAGCGCTTTGTTTATGGCTGCCTCACCGCTTGCCACAGTGAGGTATTTTTTAGATACTTCCAGCTCTATGCTTCCCGCCATAGCGCTGATCGCTACCTTTGTTTCTTCTTTGGTGAGGTAGTCGTCGCGCAGCACTTTCTTTGTGCGCTTTGTGGCGATTGCCACGGCGTCGGCGGTTGCCATTTCCGCCTCGGTCTTTTGCAGCTGAGCGAATGTCTGCTTGACGTTGGAGAGTTCCGCCTTATTTGCCAGCGGGTCGTCCGGGTATTCGTCCAGCTTCACTATGCGCTGCTTTTCGCGCTCGGCTGTTTTTTCAGATACCAGCAGCACGGCGTCGCCCAGGTCATAGGCCAGGGCGTTGTATTTATCGCTCTGGGCGGCCAGGTCTACCAGTTCCGCAGTATAAGCGCGGGTCGGGGTGCTGGCCTCGTCCAGCCTGGCCTGGGCGTCCTCCAGCAGCGCAGCCGTTACCGTGTAGCGCTCGTCTCGCCATATCGACGTTATAACCTTGTCGCTGTACTGGTGGTTTTCTATGTAGTTCTGGCCGTCTCGCCAGAGGTGCAGCCCGTCTTTTCCTATGGGAATAAGGCGGGTATAAAATCCATAGCTGGACGTTTTAACGCCCAGGCTGCGGAGGTTCAGCCGCTCGATAAAATATGCGCCGCGATCCCTGCCCCGCCGGGTATGGAATAAAAGCCGCTTGTTTACCGCGTCGATTTCCAGTTCTACACGGTAGGTGCTTACAATCTGCTTTACTACCTCCCACGCTGTCGTGTCGTCCTCTTTGCGGATCGTGCGCTTTTTGGTTATGTCGGCGTCCGTCTCTACCGTCCAGCCCGTCCCCTCCAGGGCAAACTCCGCCGCAGCTTTGACTGTTTGCTCCACCGTTTCAAAATCTTGAAATGGTGTGCCCTCCAGTTCTTCGATGTTGAGGGCGCAAGAAATTTTGCGCCAGGCGCTTGCGGTGCTTTTCTCCACCGCCTTGACTACGTACTCCTGGCGATCCGTGCGGACGTAACACTCCGCCGTGATCTGGCCCAGCCATGGGCCGCTTGCCGGGTAGTAAAAGTCCAGTGTTTCGTCGCCATATTCCAGCGTGCGCTGTATATGTGGCGATTTCGTCCCGGTGAGGTTTGCCAGCTTTTTATGGCTTTTGTCGTAAAGTTCCAGCAGCAATGCCGCCCGCCTCCTTTCTCATAACCACAGCGGGGTATATTCCACCGCTATGTCGCAGTCCGCACTATCCCATGTGATCGTCCGCTGCTTGCAGTCCATGGCGGGCAGCGCCCAGATCGTCACGTCTGGGGCTTTATTTTGCCCGTCCTGGGTAATTAGTCCCGTTGTGCCGTCAATAACAACACTATGCCCGGATTTTAGATTTTTCACGACCAGATCATGGACGCCCCAGCCTGTCATAGTGAGCGCGGCCACATCTGCCCGTGGCGTGATCGTGAGGACGCACGCCGCCGGGCGGGAGCCGACGCGGTGCAGCGTCGCCTGTGTCTGGCCTGTATATGCCAGTTTTACCGGGGTGTCCTGGAGCCAGCCCTCAAAGGTTGCCTTTACCCTGTAGGCTTTCGGCGTGATCGTTTTCTCCGGCTTAAACCCCACCAGATAGCCCTTGTATGTCCCTTTGTAGCCGTCCAGCTTTAACTCTACCGGGCCGGGCAGGCATAGGCCGTGCAGCGTAGACGCGGTGCGGGTTATTTCGTTGCGATTCTCGCCCCGGATCAACAGCTCTACCTCACAAGAGCCGCATTTCTGTGTTGCCGGGTCGTCAATCGGGGCCAGCATACCGTCCGGCCATTCATAGCCCGCCCCGTCTTGCGGTGGTGTGAATGCTACCTTTAGCTGCGTCGTGCGGTATCTTGCCAGATTCTCGCCGTTAATCTTCATTTATCTGATCCTTTCCGCCTCGTCGGCCAGAGCGGAGGAAACGCGCGGTGTTACTTTTGCGGTGAGGTCGTCCCCGTCCAGCTTGTTCTCCACATAAACCACAACGCGCATAGCTTTAAGCGCTGCCGTTACCTTGTTGTCCAGCATCTGCTCCAGCTGCGTGTAGAACGGAGCCAGAGGAAGGATAGCTTCTTCTCCAGCCTCTCCGCCTACCATCAAGCGGGAGCCGTTAATGCCAAAAGCCGTGGGGTTCTTCATGATACCGCCCGTGGCGTACCAGTTAATACCAAAAGACGGCACGCTCGGAGGATTCAGGGAAAAATGGCCGCTGATATACGGGTGCGGCATCGCCAGGTGTGGGAGGCTCCACGAAAAATTGAAAAAGCCCTTGATCTGGTTTATTGCGTTGCTTACCGCGTCGCGGGCGGAGTTCATCCGGCTGCGGATCGTGTCCAGGATATTGCCAAAGCGGCCCCCGGTCATGCTGTTTATAGCGTCGTAGGCGCTCTGGTAGTTCTGGCGGATCGCCGTCATGTAGGCCGCTACCACGCCGCGCACGCCGCCGCCGTGGCTGTTATAGGCTTGCTGGATCGCGGCCAGACGCTGCTGCGTGTTGCTCTGCATGTTTTGCAGGGCGTTTGCCATGGTCTGTTTCACGCTGTCCAGCTTTTGCTGGGTGTCGCTGCGCACGCTTTGCAGTTTGGTTCCTACGGTCTGCTGTATGTTCTGCCAGGTTTCCGTTGTTTTCTGCTTGGCTTCGTTCCACTTTGTGCTGATCGTCTGGCCGATTTCCTGCATTTTTGCGGTGCAGTTCTCTTTGAGGTCGGCCAGGTGCTGCTTTGCGTTCGTGATCGCCTCGCCCACGCCCTGGGCGAAATTTGCAAATACTTCTTTTGCCTTGCTCATAGCCGCGTCTACGCCCGCGCGAAATTCTTCACAGTTGTTATAGGCCAGCGCCAGGCCCACACCCAGAGCCGCCAGGGCCGTCACTACCAGCAGAATAGGATTAGCGGCCATTACTGCATTTAGCACGCCCTGGGCCGCCGCAAGCCCGTTCTGGGCTACTGTGGCCGCGCCAGTTGCAACGGTGTGGGCCGTCGTTGCTGCCGTGGCTGCGATCTTCTGCGCAGTCTCCCCGGTCAGTGCTGCCGCCACCGTACTTATGCCGGAGCGGATCAGCTTGTAGGCGTCTACGCCGGAGCGCACGCCCTTAACCATTGCCGTAAGCCCAGCAGTTGCCGGAGCCAGGGCTGCGACCAGCAGACCGACGGTGACTATGTTCTGCTTTGTGTCGTCGTCGGCGTTCTGTAGCCACTGTGTTACGTCTCGCAGAATTTCCGTTACCTTTTCCAAAACCGGGGTGGCGTTTGCCTGGAGCGTGTCGCCCAGTTCCGCGCCCGCCAGTTTTAAGTTGTTCATGGCGATCTGCACGTTCTGGGCGTTGTCCGCCACGTTCGTGTATGTGGTTTCCACTGTCCCGGCGCTGTTTTCTATCAAGTCCAGGAACTGGGAGTATTCAAAGCGCCCGCCCTGGATCGCGTCGGCCAGGTCTGGGCCAGCCTTTGCTCCGAAAACTTCAATGGCTTTCGTGGTAGCGCTCGCAATGTCTGGACAGGCTGCGATCTCGTCCAGCGTTTTCTTAAACTCTACGCGGGCGTCTTTGCCCTCCGCGCTCCAGTTGCTGATCGCCTTTTTCATGCCAGAGAACGCGATCTCTGTATTTACGCCGCATTTTTCCCACTGGGAGAAAATAGCGATAGAGGACGCCGTGTCAAAGCCCAGAGCACGCATCGGCGCGCCGTACTTCGTTATGTAAGTTGTGAGGGTGTCAACGCTTATGCCGGACGCCTGGGCCGCCACTGCCAGCTGATCCAGTACCGTGCCGTAGTCGTCTGCCTCTATGCCCGCGTCGCCCATTGCGCGCGATACCAGCTGCACGGCTTGCACTGCATCGGTTCCCGTGATCTCCGAAAACTTCAAAAATTTAGTTGTGCAAGCCTCGGCGGCCTCGTCCGTGTAACCGAAACGGGTGTTTACCTCGCCCAGCGTGGAGCCGATTGTGTCAAAGTCAGCAGCGAAAGAGGACGCCACGTTCTTATAGGTCTGCTCCAGGGCTTCGGCAGCCTCTCCCGTCGCGCCTGTGGCTTTTATTACATTGTCCGCTCCGTTGTCCACTTCATCCCACGCGGCAACGGCAGCAGTGCCAGCGGCCACGGCTGCGCCGGACACGACATTGGCGGCTTTCTGCGCCTTTTCCAGCTTTCCGGCTACCGTGTCAAGCCCTTTTGCGAACTCGTCCAGGGCTGCGCCTTTCAGCTGCTTGTTTGTGTTCTCCAGCGCCTTTTGCAGTTCCAGCGTGGACTTTTTGCTGTTGTTTTCGGCTATCGTCGCCTTTTGCAGCTTGCCCTCGGTGCTGCTGATCTGGCCGTCCAGCTTTTTCTGCTGGTTCTCCAGTTCCTGCACCTGCTTTGCCAGCGCCTGTGTGCTTTCGCTGTTCTCGCCCGTGGCTTTTTTCTCGGCCTCGTATGCCGCTTTTGTGCTTTGCAGCTGGTTTGCCAGCTCCTGCTGGCGTCCTTTCTGGTTGCTTAAAACCTTTGTCAGGCGCTCCACCTCTGTGTGGTGCAAGCTCGTGATCTCTTTCTGGGCCTTGATTTTCGCGGTCAGTTCCTGCTGCTTCGCTTTTAGTTGGTCGGTGGTGTTCCCGAACAGCTTTGCCTGCGTGCTTGCCAGGCTAAACTGGCTTGCAAGCTCTTTCGTACTGTCGCGGGCTGCTTTGAGTGCTTGCTGGTACGTGGAGCTGTTAGCCGATACTTTTACATTCGCCCCGGCGCTCATGCTTTGTTCACCTCGCTATTTTTCCGTGTGCTCGATTTCATAGGCGACATACTCCAGCAGACGGCCCAGCGGTTCGCGCTGCGCGTCCGTGTAGCTTTCGCGTAAAACGCGGATTGCCAGGCGCGTTACCGCCTCGATGTTCTGCTTGCAGATCAGCCAGCGGTCTGCGGTTTCGTCTACATAGCCCTCTAAGGCATCCTGTTCCGCGTCGTAATCGTCAAATATTGACTTTTCCACAGGCTCTTGCGGCTCTGGCGATAAAATCGAAAACTTGGGTAGGACTATCTGCTGCATTACAAAGTGCAGCGTTTTGGCTGCCAGCAGCAGGTCGCCCAGATCCTCTTTGTATATAGCTCGCCGGGAGGTGTTGAAAAATTCGGCCAGCAGCTGCAAATTTTCGCGTACTGCCTGGCCGGATGTCTTTGCCGCCTCGATCCGGCGCATATAGTCACAATAAAGGCGGGCTTGCAGCACCGTCACGTTTTCCGCCGTGCTGCAAGCTCCCGCGCATTCCAGCTCAACCTCTGGGGTCAAGCCTCTTTGGTAAAATTTGCCGTGATTGCCTCCGCGTTTTTGTTCACGCGCTCCATCACGTAGAATTCCAGCGCCGCAAACTCGGTGAGAATTTGCGACGGTTCCAGCCCGTATTTCGGGGCCAGTACGTCGTCCAGCGTAAACTGATCGCCGTACACATGGCAGACGGCCTGGGCCATCTGTTCAAAGTGCTTTCTGCGATAGTTTGCCGCACCGTCCAGCGCGTCCTGTACGTCGCAGTAGTCCAGGTATGCCTGGGTGTCGATGTGATCCGGCAGGAAATACTGCTTTTGGTTTACCACAATGCTGCGCTTTGCCATTTTTTACGCCCTCCTATGCTTTAGCCAGCCGCGCTGGCGGCGTACTCCTGTACCTTACCGAACCACGCCTTGATCGCGGCAGCGGCCCCGGTGTCCTCTGTTGCCAGGTTGGATTCGTCCACGCGCGCCTCGTAGAGGTGTACGTCTTTGCCGTCCACCTTGTCCATTTTTTCGCGCTGGTAAAACTCACCCTTTACGGTGTTGGTCTGGGCGGTCTTGCTGGCGGCCTCGGTTTCGTAGTTTTCCTCGTTGCCCTGGGCAAATCTGCCGCAGTACATCCAAACAAAATCAAACTTGCCGTTCAAGCGGCGCACGCGGTAGCCCAGGGCCACCTCCGGCGCTTCATCCTCTGCGGACTTGAGCAAAAAGCCGTTGAGGTACGCCTGGCCGAAAAAGGCGGCGCGATCCGCTGCGGCCAGGGTGTTGACTTCCAGCTCCACGTCCGTACCTTCATACGCCTGGAGCATACCCTCCACGCCGTCGTCGCTGTACAGCTTTTCGGACGTGAATTTGTCGGAGATTTTGGCCTTGATCGCGCGGGCCATCTTTACGGGAGTGCCTGCGGTGTAGCCCTCGGTGTCGTTCTGGGTGACTTTCGCCACATATACGTCGCGGAGGCCACAATAGCGGTGGCGCACCGTGGTTTTGGGTTCGCTCATTCTTGGCTCCTTTCTTCATAAAAGAGAAAACGTAGCGGGCGGATATAGACGCCCGCCTCGATCCGGGTCTGCTGCTGGTCGGTTCCCTGGTAGGAGGCCCCGGCGTTGATTAGCAGCCGTTTGATTTCTTCCCGCAGGGCTTCTTGTTCCTCTGTGGAGAAAATCGTTATCTGTAGCCCGGCTGTCTCGATTTCCAGCGCGTCGTCGCTGTGAGCCTCCGGCGTTTCCGCCAGGGGCCAGAGGGTGACGTGGAGGCGTTTATAGCGCTCGTCGTACCAGCCCTCTTGTACTTTGACGCCGCGCTCTGTGATAGGCTCCAGGGCCTTGTAGGCGGCTGTGATAACGTCCATTATTCAAACCTCCCCAGGCGCTTGTCCAGTTCTGCCTGGTATTCTTCTTCCGCGATTTTTTGCAGCTGCGGCTCCAGGGCCTGGGCGGTAGGCTCCACAAAATCGCGGGGCGGCATTTTCAGCGTGCCCCAGTTTACGAATTTCATGTAAAAATATTCGCTGTTGTCGTCCAGCGTCCAGCCCACCTTTGCCGCGTAGCTGTCGCCGGATTTTTTCGGGTTTTCTTGCGGCACGTTGTCGGCAGCCGGGCCGCCGGAGGGCTTAGACCATGCGCTGCCCGATTTTTTGTGATCGGCTGCGCGCGGTATTCGCCGGGCCATGTCCGGCTTTGCAATATCCGCGCCGCGCTTGACTATACGCTTGTCCACAGCGGCGCGGGCGTCGTCGCCCTCTGCCGCTTCCAGGGCTGCTACCAGCTCCTTGATGGCCGCGCCGTCCAGCTGTATCTGCATGGGCCGTCCTCCTGGGTGTCAACTGTTGACACTATGCCGTAAACGACGCAGTAAAGCGGATTTTGCCGCCGTCGTTTCGGGTAAAATCGGCGGTTTTCACCTCGTACTCGTCGCCGTCCAGCTCCACGCGGTAGGCGCGGTCATGCCGGAACAGGTGGCGGCGGATCGTGTCGGCCATTTCGCAGCGGCGCAGCTCCAGGGAGAGGTCGCCCTCCCGGAGCCTTTCCTGGGTCTGGTCGCGGGTCTGGGCGGTGTTGTCTCGCACATCTGCCCAGGGCGTCCAGATTAGGGTCTTTTTTTCGCTGCGGCGCGGGCCGTCGCCGTTGACGCACTCGAAAATACGCACGCGCCTATACACTGGCCGTCACCTCCTTGTCCTCGTACATTTCCGACATCAAAAGGGAGGATGCGGCCCCGCGCAGACGATCCTGTGCTGTGCCGTACTTCTCCCGGTTGTCGTAGAGGTTCTTAACCGTCATAATCGCCAGCAGCCGCTGGCGGGCGGTCATGTTGTCGGCGTCAAAGTCGGGGATCAGTTCCTCCTGGCTCTGGACGGTTGCCTCAATCAGCAGCGGCAGCAGGGCGTCGTCGTCGTCGGTGTAGTCTATGCGGGCGTAGGCTTTCGCCAGTGTCAGCAATAGGCCCTTTGTTTCATCTTTCACAGATTACGCCCTCCAGCGCCTTAGCCCGCCACAGTGACGGTGATCTGGCCCTTGATGATTGCGGCGGTGTCCACGGGCTGGACGTCGAAACGGTCACGCACCTTGACGGCCAGCTGGTCTTTGTCCCATGCGCTGCCCGCTTCCTTGGAGCTTTCAATCGTCATAAACTCACGATCAAACAGGGTGACGGCCTCGGACAAATCGCCGCAGATCAGCGGGTACTTGTTCGTGTTTTTGCTGGCGTCAACGGCAGTTTTCAGCACCTTGTTGGAGAGCTTGTGGACAGGGTACTTACCAAACAGCAACGTGCGGGTTGCGTTGGTGGGGTCGGGCTGCATGACGTATTTGCCGTCCTTGTCTTTGAGCTTGTCCAGCCAGTTAAAGCCATCCTGGTTCGTCCACACGCCGCTGGAGACGGTGATCGCCGGATCAAGCATAACGTTGAAAATGTCTTTCAGGCTGTCCAGGTCGGCAACGGCCACCTCTTTGCCCGTGGTGATCTTGTCCACGCACGCCAAAATCTTAGCGTTGCGGGTTGCGCGGGTCTTTTTGGCGATCCACTTCATCAGGTAGGCCAGGATGTTCTCGGCGGTGTCGGCCAGCAGCTCCAGAGAACACAGCATTTTGCCGCCCTTTTTGGTGATCGTGTAGGCGATTTTTGCAAACTGCGGCGTTTCAACCTCGGTAAACTCGCCGTTCTCGTCGATTTCCGGCCAGGCGGTGGTGTCGGCTTCTTTCTCAATGACGCGGGAGCCGCTCATGGTCTTGACGGGTTCGACGTTGACGTACTGCTCCAGGTTGTCGTCACTGCGGCGCAGCTCCTTGATCCGGGTCTGGATGTCCTGGGGAACAGTGAGGCCGCCGTCCGGGTCGCTGTTCTCTTTCATGGCATCCTGGATGATCTGGCGGTCGGTGTCGTCCATCTTGCGGCGGCTCACGGCAGCGCCCAGGGCATTGACGACGGCCTGGCCAATCCGGGCAAAGGTCAGCGGCGGCTGCTTCTCGTCGTGCAGTTCCTGCTTCTTCTTTGCCTGGGCCTTGGCGGCGGCCTCGTCCTCGTCCTCCATAGACAGCAGGAGGTTAAAGGCGCGCTGGAGGGCGTCCAGCTCTGCCTTTTTGCTCTCGGCCTCGTCCAGCTTGCCGTCCGCGATCAGCTGCCGCACCTCGGCTTTGGTGGCGTTGATTTCGGCCAGTCTCTTGCGCATTTCTTCGTTCATGGTGTACTCCTTTACTTTGTTTTTTTAGGTTCCGTATAGGTAAAGATCGGCCAGCAGGGCCTGTGCGCGGCTCTGCTGCGCCTGGGCGGCTTTCGCCGCGTCGGCTGTGTTGTTTTCCGCCCGCTTGGCGGTGGCGCTTTCTGCGGCCTCCTGGGCCTGTCTGGTGGCGTCCGCCTTTTCCAGCAGCGCGGGCGGCGTGGCTTTATAGCGTGCGTAGGACGCAGAGGCCGCCGGGGCGGCGGCTGCCTTTTCGTCCACGATCACGTCAAAATACTGGCCGATGTTGGAGCCGTCCAGCCAGGTTTCCGCGCGCATAGCCTCGCGCAGTTGGTCGCGGGTCGTGCCCTCCGCCGCGTGTGTGGCGTAAATATCCGCGTAGTGGTCGCCCACCTTGTCCAGCCTGGCCGCAGCCTCTCGCAGCTCTGCGGCGTTGCCAGCTGTCCAGGCCCAGGGGTCGTGGATCATAACCTCCGCGCCCGCTGCCAGGTGGATTTCGTCGCACGCCATAAGCGGCATAGTGGCCGCGCTGGCGGCGATTGCGTCAACGTAGGCCACCTTGCGGCCCTGCCAGCGGGACAAAATATTGTGCATTGCCACGCCCGCGTAGGCGTCGCCGCCGGGGCTGTTGAAATACAGGTTGATCTGTTGGCCCTGGGTGAGCGACGCCAAAAAGTCCGCGATCTGCTGCGGCGCGCGATCCTCCCGCCAGCCCTCGGTGGCTACAATGTCACCGTAAAAGGTCATTGTGGCCGGGCCGTCTGCCTGGTTTTCCATGTCCAGGTAGCCGTATTTTTTCAGCTTTCCGTCCCTGTCGCGGGCGGTAAAGTCAAATCGGGGCATTTTCTGTGCCTCCTTTCTCGGTTTTGTTGACGCCGTACTGTGCGCCCATCTGTTCCAGAGCGATCATGCCGCCGTTCGCCAGCAACTTATCGCCTCCAGGCGCGGCGCGCTTATCCACATAGCGCCGGGCCTCATTGGGGGAGTAGATCGACCCCTCGACGGCGGTTTTCAAGATTTCCATTTGTGTTTTGCTGTCGGTGCGCAGCAGGGCTTTTTCGTTAAACTTCACGCGGCGGCGATCCGCCGGGCCGTCCAGCAGTTTATAGGCCATTTCTTCCTCGTACTGCTTGATCGTGTACTGCATGGTTTCGACCTGGAAAGCGATTGTCTGCTGTTCACTGTTGGCATAGCTGCCGCGCTCGTAGTCGTTCAGCTGGTTTGGCTTAATGCCAAAGGCGGCGGCCAGTTGCAGCGCGCCGTACTTTTTCAGCTCCAGATACTGGGCGTCGGTCAGCTTTATGTCCATAGGCGTGAGCTTAAAGCCCAGCGGGACAGGCAGGATGCGGCCAGCATTTGCCGGGCCGTTTCCCATCTGTTCAAACGATTCTCGCAGCTTTGTCTGTCCAGCTGCGGACAAGTCGCCCGTGTATTCCAGCACGGCGCGGGCCGTCAGCCCGTTCTCGTACAAATCGTTGAGAAAATCCTGGGACGCTTGCTGCCCCTGGACGGTAGAGGCCAGGATTGCCTGGACACTTTCGCCCACCAGGCCGTTAAAGGTGTGGGAGGTCTTAAAGTGCAGCACGTCGTCGGAGCTGAAAACGTATTGCTGCCCGGTGTACTGGTCGGAGTAGACGTACCAGAGGCGGCCAGCTCCAGCAAATACGCCCGCGTCGTCGATTACGACGCGCACGCAGCTGGACGGCATGATCCAGAGGTCTTGCAGCTCAATCTGTCCGCCGTATTTCTGGCGCAGGAATTTACGCCGGATATACACATAAGCGTTGCCGTAGTGGTTGCGGTTGTTTTCTACTGCCGTCCAGAACGTGGTCGGCGTCATAAGCGGATTGGGCCGCACGTCCAGGAGGTAGGCCAGCCTGTCGTCGGCGGGGTTCGCCTCCAGCGGGCCGCCGTCGTCGTAGGTGTAGACCTTGATCGGCATTTTCGCCATAGTTTCAGACAGCAGTTTGAGACAGGTAAAATACGTTACATTCTCTACGGCTTTCGGCTTGTCTCTGCCCAGGCCCAGCCATTGCAAAAACTTTGTGCTGCCCAGGTGTTCCCAGCCGTTGCTTGCTGCCCTGGGTGCGGGCTGCACGTCCTTGGCCGTGGCCGTGATCGTCTCCGGCTGTTCCTCCGGTGCAGCAGCCACGGCGGGCAGCTGCGGAGGTTCTGGGCCAGGCGGTGCAGCCCTGGAAAAATACCCCGTCATGCTTTTAATAAACCATTGAAAAAAGTTCATTTTGTCGTCCCCGTTTTTGCTATGTGTTCGTTGTACATTTCCAGCCACGCCTCCAGTGCCTCGTCGCCCGTTATGGTGTCATTGCCGCACATTGCCACTTTCCAGGCGTCGATCACGGCGTCCACCGGGTCTATGCGCTCGGTTTGCATTTCCTTGTCGATCTTTGTCTCGCCGTAGTTGTTCGCTATGGTCTTGGCGTTTGCAATGCTCCAGGTCAGCAGTTCCTCGTCGCGGTTATACTCCACGTTCCCGGCGTAGATTTCCAGACGAAAATCTTCCGTTGCGTCGGACAAACTGCGGGCGCTCTGGATAATATCCAGGCACGGCCAGCCCTGGGCCTCCAGATCGGACAGAAACGCGCTGGCGTTGTGCGGGTCGTAGCACACCATGCTGATTTTTAGGCCGTAGAGGTCTACCAGTACGGATAGGTAGGTTAAAATATATTTATAGTCGGTTTTTATGCCGCCCATTGTGTGGGTTACTGTTACCAGGCCGTCCTCCACCCATTTGTCGTAGGGCGCGTTGTCGCTCTGGACGTGCTGCTGGAGGCGCTGCGCCGGGATAAAGCTGTGGCTATGGATAAAATACTTGCGCACCCCGTCAACCAGATAGGGGATCAGAATAACGACGGTTGTTAAGTCGCCGCCGCTGGACAGGTCAAGCCCTACAAAACAGCGGCTGCCCTTAAAGTCGGCCAGGGTTCTGTCACTGCGGCCCGCGCGCCACTTCTCCATGTCCTGGATGTAGACGCGGTTCGACCATTGCACCCATCTGTTTAACTGCTTTACCAGAAAATCGCGCAAATCCTCGCCGCCCATCTGGCGGGCTGCGTCGGCTATCGGGATCAGATTCTCCAGCGCGTCCGGGTCGTAGGCCAGAGCGGGGTTTGCTTTCAGCCAGTTTTGCGGCGTCCAGAGGTCGTCCTTTTCGTCCATTTCTGCGATATAACAGAATTGTGTGTCAATGGACGCCCCACCGCGCAAAATGGCTTTGCAATGCTCATACAGGGCAAAGCAGGGCGATTTTTGGTCGAAACCAGCCGTAGTAATAACCGAAATAAGGGCGGATTTTACTTTCTTTATGCCGCCCTCCAGTAGTTTGTACATCTGGTTCGTGCGGTGGGCGTGGTATTCGTCCACAATCCCCAGGTAGGGGCGGTGGCCGTCCAGGCTCTTTGTGTCGCCGGAAATTGCCTTGATTTCGCCGTGCGTGAGCAAGCACTCAATCGTGTGGTTATGTTCGTGGACTTTGAAAAGCTCGGCCAGATCGTCGTCGCTGCGGATAAACTTCACGACTTCCCCAAAAACGATATTGGCCTGGTCTTGTTTTGTGGCCGCGCAGTAGATTTGCGGGTACTGGTAGGCCGTGAAATTGCCATAATAAGCGGCCAGTATGCCGTTTAGAAAGCTCTTGCCGTTCTGGCGGCCCAGCTGCACATAGGAGGTTCTAAAGCGCCTGTGGTCCTTTCCTTTGATCCGCCAGCCGTTGAGGCTGCCCAGGATAAAGCACTGGAATGGGTAGAGGTGGACGCGCTGCTGTTCCTCGCCCTCTGCTATTGTGAGGGTTTCCGCAAACTCCAGTATGTCGTTTGCGGCTTCCACGTCGAAATAATAGCGGAACGGGGCCAGCTTGGCGCGCTCCAGATCGTCCAGGTGACGCTGGCAAGCCATCTGCACAAGCTCCCCGGCCACGATCCGGCCCGCCAAAACGTCCAGGGCATACTGTGTTGTGCGGTCTTTTACGGCCTTTTTCATTCCTCCGGGGTCTTTTCCTTTCGGAATTTTTCAAACTTGTTTGTTTTGGCAGCCTCCTTGGCGGTGGGGGCCACGATCCGGCAGCGCTGGGCGACGGACAGGCCAAAGTCCGCAGCGCCTTGTCTGCACTGCTTCCAGGCTCTGTCCTGCTGGATCAACAGGTCGTTCCGTTCCTGGTTCACTATCAGCGCCTCGTCCCATATAAACCCGTCTATGATCTCGTCCGGGTTGTCTGCCTGGGTCGGCTTTCGTGGGATTCTCCGCTTGTAGGTGATTGGCTGCTTGTCCAGTTCCTCGGTGATCTGCACATACTGCTGCTCGGCCACGACCAGGCGGCCCAGGGCCTCGCAATCCACGTTTGCGAAAATGCCCATTTTCAGCAGTTCTGCAGCCAGGGTGTTGAACCGCTTCTTCTGGTCTGGTTTCAGCCATGACGGCGGCGCGATATTGTCCGCCGCTGCGATCAGTTCCCGGTTTTCGCGGTCTTTGATTTCGGCCTTTGTTAAGTGCTTCTTGCCTTTCGCCACCACAAGGGCCGTCGGTTGTCGTTTTCCGGCCATGTGTGGGGCCTCCTTTTTGTGTTTTTGTTGCATGGACGCCCGCAAAAGCGGCCTTGGGGGAGTTTTTGGTGGGGAGTTTTCTCCAAAGTCTAGGGAGGGGCGACTAATCCGGCCCGCCCTAAAACTTTTTCATAGCCCCCCTTGCTCTCAAAGTAGCGCTTCCGCAGCTCCAGCAGCTTGCGCTGTGTCGCCCTCATGCTTGCAGGGCTGCGCTTGTATGCAGCCGTGATCGCTGTATGTGAGGCGTGGGCCAAAGGAAACAGGTTGAAGGGATCAAGGCGGCGATCCCAGGCTGTGTCCAGCTCTTCGATGTGGTGGACTTCATCGGCGGCCGGTAGTTGGTCGCACTCATAAAACGCCCATATATCTATACCGTCGTATATAGATATAATTACAGGGCGGATTGTCCGCCATTCCCTGGACACATAAAAGGCTGCGGCTTTCTGGCTGCGACACTGGGCATTGTATGCCGTGTGGCGGCTCTGGTGCAGCTGTTCGCACCGCGCGCAGCGCTGGCGGTCTGCTGGTATGATAGCGCCACAACGGCAGTATTTCAGCAGCATGATCCGCGCCTCCTGGTTCCTCTGGCCCCCGCCTCACATATAGGCCAGGGCGTTATGGCTCACCCTGGCCGCTGTTATAGGAGGGCGCACAAACAACAAAGCGCCGGGCATTTCTGCCCGGCGTTCCTGCTTGTCCACGCTACCAGCTTACCACGGATGGGCCACCAGTAAAACCCCAGGTTTTCCCCAAACTTTCCCGCGTAGGCGCTTTTGGACTATCTGTGATAGGCCCAAAGCGTCGGCTTTTTGGTTCTATGGGCATCCGCCGGGGCTTGTGTAGTTCTGGGTTTTGTGGTGTTTTTTTGTGGTGTATTGGTTATTTCCTGGGCGGGCGGACGTGTTCCTGTTCTGCCTCGTCGTGCCATGCCTCCAGCTCCTGGCCCGTGGGTTTCTGCTGTGCAGCCTCGACGCGCTGCTGGAGGGCGTGCCATTTCTCGACGCATTGCTGGCCGATGTGGACGGGCACAAGGGCGTATAAGATTGCGCCCGTGTCGGTGATTGCCTGGGCTTTCAGCCTGGCGTTTGCCCCGGCTGTTTCTTCGATTGCCTGGTAGGCGGCCACGACGGCCACGGCCTGGGCCATTCTGTCCGGGTCTTTGCTGCGGTGTAAATCCTTTTTGTGGTAGGCTTTCATGTGATCCTCCTTTACCAGCGGCGGAGGCCGTCCACTCCAAACAGGAGGACGGCCAGGCGTTCGTTTAATTGCTTGCACCAGCGGGCCGGGCTGTTCTTCCCGGTGTTGAGCTTTTCGGCCACTTCCTCGGCTGTCAAGCCCTCCATGTAGCGGGCGCGGTAGGCGTCGAACATATAGGCGCGGCCCTTTTGACGGGTTTCTTTTTCCAGTTCGTCCAGGGCGGCGTCCAGGTGTGCCAGCATAACGGCGGTGCGGGCCTTATTCTTGCGGATAGAACGGAGCCACGCCTCGCCCTGGATTTCTGCGCCCTGGAGCCTGGCGGCGTCGGCGCTGTCCACGGCGCGGCCCTCGTAGCCTTTTAGGGCGCGGTAGTTCTCCATAAGTAGCGCGGTATTGTGGAGCGCTTGCTGTTGATCCTGTCGGCGCGTCTCTTTTACTGCCTTTTTCACGGCCTCCGCGATCACGGCCTCTAGGGCTGCCTGTTCCGCCGGGGCGTTGCCCGTTGCAATGGCTTTTAATGCCTTTTCGGTGTATGTTTCCATTTGCTGCCCTTTCAGCCGCGCTGGCGGCTCATTTTTTTGCGTTTCTGGCCTGGCGCTCTGCCAGGAGCTTATCCACGCGGGCCTGGCCCGCTGCGGCGTAGGTTTCGGACACCTCAAAGCACACATAGCGGCGGCCCGTTCTGATACAGGCCACGGCGGTTGTGCAGCTGCCCGCGAACGGGTCTACCACAAGATCGCCCGGCACGCTGGCGTCCGTGATAATGCGCTGGATCAGCGCTATGGGTTTCTGGGACGGGTGGATTTTCTCGCCGTCTGTCTGGATGCTGCCGGACGTAAACCCGCGCTCCGTCCAGACGTTGCGGGCGTGTTTTTTTGTCTGCGGGTCTATGCAGCCGTAGAGGATAAACTCGTGGCTGCTATTGTAGAAATTTCCGGGGCCGCTCATTTTGTCCCAGACGATCATATTTTTCACGGGCAGGTATTCGGCAAAAATCGGATAGTAGAACGCGCAGCCGCGCCAGTCCATAAAAATATAAAATTCGCCGTGATCGTTGAGGATTCGGCGCAGCTGCTGGGCCAGCTGCCTGTAGAACGGCTTAGCCACGGCCAGGTCATTAAATTGGCCGTGCTGTCCGTTGTGGGTTAAACCCATAAAATAGGGCGGGTCGGCTACAATGAGCTTTGCGCAGCCGTCCGGCATTTGTGCCAGGCCGTCCAAACAATCCATGTTGTTAATTGTGTTTGCTTCGATCATTCGGCGCTCCTTTTGGCGTAGGCTTTCTCATAGGCCGCGCGGGTGGCCTCGCAGAGCTTGTGCGCCTCTGCATTGCGCTGGGCTATGTAGGCGTCCAGGTAGTCGCAGCACGCGCGCTGGGCCTCTCTTTTAAGCCGCCAGCGCTGCCAGGGCCAGCGGGCGGCCTGGTAGGCTCTCTTTGCCGTGCTCCAGGCTGCCTGGCGGCGGCGTGTTTCCTCTTTTAGCATTTGCCGCGTTTCAATGGTCGCCACGTCTACCGCTTTGTCGTCCCAGTATTCCGTGGCCCCGATCTTGCGCGGGTCGTTTTGGTATGCGTCTTTCCAGCACTGTGCGGATGTGTTCACGCCGTCCAGCCGGAGGCCCGCATATTCGCACCAGGCTAAAGCCTGTTCAAGCTCCGGCCCTTCTCTGGTCGTCCATAGGATCAGCAGCGCGCCCTGTCGCTGTTCTTCCTGTGCTGCGCGGATCACGGCCCACTTTGGGTCTCCGATTCCCGGCCAGGCGTTTTCGCAGAGCGTGCCGTCAAAGTCAAGCGCGATTACTTTCTTCATGGTCGTGGCCCTCCTGTTCTTTCGCGACGTCCGGGTGGTACTCTCCCTCAATGTCCATTATGCACTCCGGGATGTACCAGCACCCCCAGGGGTCGTACTGCTCTTTTGCCCAGTCCTCCAGGAACTTCTCGCGGTAGCCCTCGTATGCTCCGCCCAGCTGTTCCAGCAGCCAGATTGCCTCTCGCACGCCCTCGTCCTGTTCTTTCTTCCAGCCCACCAGTACATACTCGTCTTGATGTACTCCCGAACGCATGAAAACAAGGTGCTGCGGAAAAGTTGCGTAAATTTTCCTCATTTCCTCGCACTCGTCGTCAGAGACGGCGTAGTATTCGCGCATCCGGGCTTGTTCCGCCGGGGTTGCTGTGGCGTATCTTTCGGGTAATGCGTTTTTTCGCTGCCACTCATTCGTGGCGCGTTCCGGGCGGATCGTTCCGTAAAAATAGCGGTTTTTCATGCTCTTTTCTCCTTTTTGCGCTTGCACCACGATTGCGGCGCGAACTGGCAGCCCAGAGCGGACAGCGGCAGCGGGACGGCCAGCTTTTTGTAGTAGGTAATGTCCCAGGCGTACAGGTGCGTGTTGTCGCCCTGGTATTCTTTGAGCTTTTCCCACGGGACACGGGCGGCGCGCCGCAGCAGCAAATCGTCGCGGTGTGCGTCAAAGGTGCGGATATTGCAGCAGAGGAACCGGCCCACGACCTGGCCGCGCCCGCCGTTGCTTTTCGTCTCGTACACCCATACGTCTATGGGGTTGTTTTCTGACACGGGCGGGGAAATGTACGGCGCGGTGCGTCTGATCTCCAGCGTTTTCTCCTTGCTCTCAATCAGCGCCACCCATTCGGGTTTTATAGCCATTATATACTCATTCGTGGGTTTGTTCATTGGCTGCCCCCTTTGTACTTTCTGCGGCGGTTCTTCTTCTCCATTTCGTGGGAGTAGGGCATGGGGTCTATGGGCTGAAATTGCTTGTTATATTCGCGTCGCTTGTCAAGCTCTGCGCGGAAAGCGGCGTATTTTTCGCAGCTGGCGTGGCAGTTCTGGCAGCGATCCGGGCATTTATAACAGGGCTGTGTCATTGTCTTGCACCTCGTTTCCCCAGGCGTCCCAGCCCGGCGTTGATTCGCGCGCGAACAGCTCCAGGCGACGCTGATCGCCAAATAGCTGCACGATCCTGTCCCGCGCCTCTGGCGGTTTCTGGCTGTGTTGCCGGATCGGGGATTGTATAACGCTGTGTACGCTGTGACTTACTACGCGCGGGTGGCCCTTGACGGCCAGGAGGCAAACCTCCGCGTTTTGGCGGGTGTAACTGCCTAAACCCCAAAAATCCCCCCCCCGATCTCTTATTTTTCTTTATCCAGCAAAATGCCAGGGTTTTGTATTCAAAGCCCCAGGCGCGGATCGTGTCCAGGGCTTGCTGGAGGTTCGGGAACGTGGCCCACATCAAGAGGGCGCAATCCTTGGCGGCCAGGGTCTGGACGGGCAGGGCCTTTATTTCGTCCGGCGTCATGGTGGGATAGTGGCGCGCCGCTGCGCCGTTGCCCTGCTGTCGGTAGCTCCATGGCGGGTCGGCGTAAATCACGCCGTAGCCGTCGCCCGCCGGGGCGTGAATGTCAACTATTGACATCTTGGCTTTTTCTCCTTTCCTTTTCGTCCTGTTCCTCTGCTGCGCCGTAGGGTTTCCAGCAACCCGTGTTAATCCAGCGGCGGTGCATTGCTGACAGCAGAGAGTGGAGCCGCCGGGCCTCCAGTTCGTTGATTTGGCCCTGGTATTCCAGCGTTCCCATGGCAGCGTATAAGACGTTTACCAGTTCCTCGTCGGTGCGCATGGTGTGGGCGGCGTCAGCCTGGGTGGTCGTGATCTCGCCCGCCGGGGCCAGGGGCGTGCGCTTTTCGGCGGGGTTCTCGTATTTGTCACAGGACAGCACCCTGTCGGATTTCTCGCTGCACTCGTCCCAGTGGAGGCAGGAGTAGCACATGGTCGCGGCGTGTTCCGGGTGGGCGTCGTCGGCAAAATGCGCAGCAGCCGCTGCCGCGTCCTCTGCGGCGTTTTCTGCGGTCTGGCTTGTAGGCGGCTGGATTCTGTCCGGCGCGCCGTGCAGTGGCGTGTCTGCGTCGCTCTGGCTGCCTGCTTCCACCTCCGCGCAGCATTTCGGGCAGCTGGTGCGCTCTTTGCACCAGGCGCAGCAGCCGGCGCAACCGGACGTCGCACCGTCGCGGTAAAAACTTACCAGGTTGTCCACGTTGTCGCAGTTGTGGCTGTTGTCACACTCACAGGGGCGGGCGGCGTACTCCTGGCGGAGGTATTCGCGGGCGGACGTGGTGCGGGCCTTTGCCACGTCCTGCTTTGTGATCGGCTTGTCCTCGCCCTGTGCGGCGTTCTGCTGCACCAGCTGCGCCTGGGCGTCCAGGGAGAGGGCCGCCGCAGCGGTGGCGGTTGTAAAGTTCAGCTTGCCGTCCTCCATGAGCTGGCGCAGTTCCGGGGTTAGGCTGTTGCTTATCTTCTCCAGGGCTGCCAGCGTGCCGTCGGCCTCGTCCATGATCGCGGCCATGTGGTCGCGGAGCTTGCCCTCGGTCAGGTCGCGCCCGTAAAAATCGACCCCGGCGGCTCTCATTTCCTCCAGCGCTTGTTTTAGGTTCTCGTACTCCTGGACGCGATCCGCTGCTGTTTTGTTTCGCTGTGTGTTCGCCAGGATCACGGCCAGGCGTTCCTCCGCCTGGCTGCCTTTCGGGATCACTTGACAGGTGACGGTTTTATACTCCGGGTGGCCCGCGTCCACCAGCTTGTGGAGGGCCAGGAGGCGGCGCTCACCAGATACCAGCCTGTAGTCCCTCTGTGCGGCCTGGTCTGGGTCATAGACCACGACCAGGTTGTGGTAGAGGCGGCCCGCTACCAGAATAGCCCGCGCCAGGTTGTCCACGTCGTCCAGGCTGTACTGGTTCAATTCGTTGCGGTAGATATTGTCAATGTCAATTTCTTTCGTGCGGAAACGTGCGGACGGGGTAGCCTTTACGCCCGCCTTGCTGGCGGCGTTCAGCCCGTCCAAAATGCTGCGCCCTGTCATGCTTTAACCTCTCTTTCATCGTTCCAGGCCATGACCTCATAGGCCAGGGCCTCGTAGTCTTTCGCCACGCCGCAGCGCGGGCTGTATACAGGCAGCGGCAGGGCTGCCGCTGTGTAGGATTCCGCGATCACAGAGCGGCGGATCGTCGCCAGTGTGACACGGTGGCCAAGGCTGCGTAAATGAGCCATGACGGCCCTGTGGGCGTTACTCTTGCCAAACATAACGGGCAGCACCCACAGTTCCGGGCCGTCGTTTAGCTGCCGCAGTTCCTCCAGATGTTCACGGACACGCAGGAGGCCGTCCACCTCAAACCCGCCGGGCTTAACGGGGACGATCCAGAGGTCTGCCGCTACCAGGGCGTTTAATACAGCCATATCCAGCAGGAGGCCGCAATCTATGACGGCGTACTTGTAGACGCCGGAGACGGCGGCCAGGCGCTCCTGGAGGCGGTGTACTTGGTCGTTTACAGTGTCGGCGGCCACGTCCATGTTTGCGTCCATGAGGGCCGCAGAGGCGGCCACAACGTCCACACGCACCGCCGGGGCCTTTTTCTTTGGCTGCCATTCGCGGGTTTGTTTGAGGTCGTCCACACTGGCGGCGTCGGTGTCCGGTTCCAGCAGCTTCTCCACGCCCCAGGCTGTAGGATCGTATGCTCCCATGATCTGGGAGGCGTTGCCCTGTTGGTCGGCGTCGATCAGCAGCACCGGGCCGTCCAGCTGGGCCAGGTCATAAGCAAGCGTGGTGGCCGTGGTGGTTTTGCCCGTGCCGCCTTTCTGGGCCATGATTGCAATAATTTTCACGTTTCTGTCCTCCTTTGCTCTTTCGGGTGGGTTTGGCCGGGGCGCAGCTTTATGTAAGCGTCTATGGTTTCGATTGCCTCCTGGGCAGAGTAGCAGACGGCCACGAAATAGCCCGCGCTGGCCAGTCGTTCCAGCCATTTCTCCTGGGCTGCGGTGGTTTTGTTCGGCTTTACTTTCATTTCAACGCGGAGGCCGTGGTATATGCCTTTCGGGCTGTCCAGGATCAGATCGGGGACGCCTGGCCGCAGTCCCAGGCGTTGCTGGCGGGCTGCCTCTGCCTTGCTGCGCTTGCCCTCGTTGGGGACGTGGTAGAGGTTCAGCAGTTCCGGGTGGGTGGGAGACATAAACGCGGCCCACTGGATCACGACCTCCTGTTCTCCGTCCTCCGTTCGTTTCTCGCATTGCTGGCGCATTGTTTGTTTTCGGCTCCTTTCGGCTCATTTTTCCGCTTTTTTGAGTGTAAAAATCTCTGTTTAGTTCACAATACAGGCGCGGGCCGGACACGCTATCCTGTCCTTTGCTCCTATCGGCTGCAATACGGCAGTTTCCCAGCCGGGCGCAGTGTAGTCCACGGACACGACGGCGAAACGGCGGTATTTCGCCAGCTTGCGCTTGATCACGTCTGGCAGCCGTTCCAGCAGTTCCGGCTTGCCCGTGATCGTCACCAGGTCGCCCGGCTGGCAGCGTTCGCGCAGCACGGCGCGGAGGTAGAAATAGCCGTTTATACCATTGTGGCGGGCCTCCGCAGCCTCGCACCAATAAAGCGGGTATTTCTTTTCCATCGTGGCGAACATATCCGCCGGGGTTTTTGCCAGGGCCTCGACCTTGCGGCGGCCAAAGGCTTGATGGTTTTTGTGTTCCACCGGGCGGCGCAGATTTTTGGAGGCCGTCCAGCGCTTCTTGTGTTTTATGTCCTCGGTGTCGCTGGCGTGCGGTTTTGTGATGTAGTAGGCCAGGCCGGATAGGCCGCGCTCGTCCAGGGTGAGGTATTCAACAGTGTTTTTTCTGCCCAGGCCCCAAAGCTCTATAACTTCATCCATAGGCAGCCCGCCGTCCAGCACCAGGTGGTAGTGGGTGCGGACGCGGCGTCCGTTCTTTGTCCAGTCTGTGACGTAGACGTAGCGCGCTGGCTCCAGGCCGCGTTTTTTCCGGCGGTAGTTTATGCGCTTGATATAGTTCTGGAATAGGCGCAGCGCTTCTTCCATTGTCTGCGGTTCTTCTCTGGGTAGGCACGTAAGCGTTACCCAGTAGTCGTCCGGGCCGAAATTCTCATTGATCCGGCGCTCGCACTCTTTGCGGCTGTTTCTGTCGTTCAAATTGCGCTGTGCCTCTCGGTTGCTGCGATCTTTCGGCAGATTTCCTGGCAGGTGGGTAAAGTCTGGGAATATCTCCACGTCAAACTGGTGGCCGTGCTTTACGGTTTTGGTCGCGTAGACGACGCGGCGCTCCCGGTCTATCATCTCCTGGACTTGTTGCTCTGTCAGCTGATCCAGGGGCAGCTCGTAGGCGCTCTCGTAGTCGTAGGGCTGCCACTTTCCGGCAGAGGGGCGGCGGCCTTTCTGTTTCTTTGGCTGGATAGGGAGCAAGCCCTGGGCGGTGGTGAGGTTCTGCTCTGCCGCGCCGCCCTTTCCCGTTATGGCTGCGGCCAGATTCTGCCGGGCGGCTTGTCTGCCATTCTGGGGCGCTGCGCCCCCAGCCCCCAGCCTGGGCTGTGCTGCTTTTCTTGCCATTGCGATAGCTGCCTTTCGTCGAAACATTAGTACCTATCACAAGGGCGTTATAGGGGCCTTTCGGCCCCTGGTTTTGCGGTTGACGCGGCGGCGCTACCGTGTTATATTTTTAGTAGGCCGCAGCGTTCCAGCGTTGCGTCCGCCCCTATGATGTTGGGCCAGTGTCGGTTGTCAAGCCTTTAGACACTGGCCCGTTTTTTGTTCTTTTTCAGATTGTCCATGTAGCCGTCGGCGGCCTTTGCGCGGGCCGCCGTCTTTTTGAGTTCATCCCGGCAAATTCCTATGTACCAGTCCTCAAAGGCCCAGCGCACGGCGTCGGAGGTTTCCGTGTTGCCCGTGCGGATTTTCCAGCCCTTGTACGCTTCCAGGGCTGCGCCTGTCAGCGGCACAAGATAGCCATAGTGTGCCGGGTGGCTCCATGGTGCGCTCTTGTCTTTGCTGTGGTCGATCTGACCGCCGTCAAAGGCACGGCGGCGCTTTTCCTCCCAGCGGCGAAGCCAGGCTTTGCTGTCCTGGTTCCGCTGCCAGTACGGCCTCATGCGCTGCGCGCGGCCTGGATCGGCTGCACGTCAACGGACACGCGGCAGCCCTCACGGTCTGCCAGGATGTGCGCCAGGGTTTTATAGAGCTTTTCAACATTTAAGCCTTGCATGGTTCAAACCTCCGCCCGCATTATGCGGGCTTTTTCTGTTCCGGCTGATCTGCCGGGGTGGTGGCGTTGGCGGTACAGTTGGCGCGGGCTACCATGTAGCCCAGGACAAACTGCTGCGCCTCGTAGGGCAGGCGGGAAAAGTCCCGCACCGTGGCTTGCACGATTTCGCGCTTGTTCATTCGTTGCTCCTTTCGTTTCTGTCGTACCAGCCCGCCATGTTGCCGCCGCTGTCGCGGCAGGGCGTGGCGGTGCTGGGTAGGGTGGTAGGCGTGCGGCCCGTGTGCAGCGTGTACAGCTGCATGGGCTGTGCGTTGTGTTCGTCTGGTTCGCCCCATGCGATCACATGGGCCAGCTTGAAATATTCCGGGCTTTCGCCTATGGCTGCATAGGCCCGGCAGTCCGTGCGCTGGCCCCGGATCATGCCCAGATAGTCGTCGATAGCCAGATGGAGGCGCTGGCCGTCTGCCGTGATCGTGAGCCAGTCCGCCAGCTCCACGCCGTTCTCCAGCATATAGCCGGGCATGGTCCTGTCATTCTTCGCGCCGTGGGTGATTACGTAAAAAAGCACTGCAAACGTTGCGGGCTGTTCCTGCTGGAGTGCCGGAGCGCGCAGACACTGTGCAAAGTTCGTCATTTTGCCGCCTCCCGTTCCCGTGCGTATTCGCGGTAGTCGCCCCGGATCGTTTCGCGCCATGTGCGGCCCTTGTCGTCGCGGTGGGTGTGGTCAAAGATCACTGTTTCATAGATCGGGAACATATACAGCAGATCGTCGCCTGCGACGCTTGCGTGCGTCTTTTCAATGACGGCGCGCGGCAGTTTCGGGATGTTGCGGAGGTAGCAGCGCATAGTCACGACGCCGCCCAGGAATACGTCAAACTCCATGATTAGGCGCGGCTGTTCCCAAAAGCGCTGGCCGTCCGTCACCATTCGGCACTCCCGCGTGTGCGTCATTGCCCAGGCCGTGCCGTCGTCTATTTCGGGGTCGATTCCTGCCGCGCGGCATTGCTTGGCCTTGTATTCCAGTTCTGTGATCTTTTTGTATTCTTCGTTCGTCATTTTGCCATATCCTCCTAAAATTCGTTACACCAGCCAGACGGCGGCGCACATCAAAACCAGCAGCCACACAAGGCCGCGCAATTTCTGCAAAACCCACCATAGGGCCAGCCACGCTGCCGCATCAAGCGCCAGCAGCGCCAGCACGGTAAACAGGGCGCGCAGTGGTTTCTTCATTCGCTCGTTTCTCCTTTCTCCCAGCAGTAGCGGTAGCCGTCCGGCGCTATGCCTGGGCGTTTCTTACTGCGGTGGTTGCAAGCGTCCGCAATCGTTTGGCCGCAGCAAAACGCAGCCCGCCCGGCCTCGCGCGCGCTCTGGAAAATCTGCACGACCTCGCCTGTTGCCGGGTCAATTTTCAGCACGCAGCGGGCATCTATGCCGCGGTTGTGTTTCTTGCCCATCTCGCTTAGTGTCATCGGTTGCAGGTTCCAGTAGGCCCAGTTGCTTTCCAGCCCGTCCTTGTGTACTAGCCGCATATTCTGCGGCAGCCCCCGGAAATAGGTTTCGCGCATGATCGCGGACGCGGTCTTGCAGATCGTGCGGCCCTCCGGCGTGGTGAGCTTGTACTCCCGGTTTCTGCCGCGCCTCACGCCGCGCATCCGCGTGTCTTTGCTTTTTCGCCTCCGCCAGACTGTGCCGTCTATGCGGATGTAGTAGCGCCCGCCAAAGCCCGGTATATCCATCTGTTGCGGGACGTCGGCGCGGGCTGTCTTGCCGCCGTCCATGTAGCTGTCACGCGCTGGCATATCAGCCCGCCGTCTTTTCCAGCGGACACTGCGCGCACACGTCGTCCAGCTCGTCCTGGTCTTTCAAAACGTGCGGGTTCATGCAGCGCTCACAGAGCGTGGCGCGGTCTGCGTCGTCCAGCAGCTGGCGGCGTACCTTGTGCAGCATTACGGCAGCAGTGCGCAGTGTGCCGCGATCTCTGGCCCGCTTGATTCTGGAGCCGTTCACAAGGTCTATCAGGTCACGCTCCATTCTTGCCAGTGCTGCGGCATCCGTGCTGGTGTTGCGCAACTCCTGCCGGGTCATATCCGCCAGCAGTATGTCGATTTTGCGCTGGTTCTCCTCGGCCAGTTCCTGGGCCTCGGCCACTATCTTTTCGTATTCTTCCATGTTTTTCTCCCTGTTTCGGCCCTCCCGGGGCCATCGTCAGCGGGGCGGATCAGCCCCAGACAGGCGGCGGGCTGCTGGCCCGCCGGGGTGGTTTATTCTTTTGTGGTGGTCGGGCGTTTGAGGTAGTCGTCGCACTCCCAGACAACGCCGTGGCCGTCCGTTTTTGTCACGCCGTAGCATTGCAGCTCACAATACAGGAAATACTCGCCCGTGTTGTACTGGCAGCTTTCGCAGATGTCTTTATTTTCCATCATGTCGGCCCCCTTGTGTGTTCTGCCGGGCTACCAGATAGCCCAGGACAAACTGCTGCATATCTGGGCGCAGGGCCTCAAATTTCTGTGCGGTTTCGCGGATCAGTTTCTGCTTTTCGTTCATACTTTCCTCCAGTCAATGTCGTTCGGCAGCCGGATAAATCGGCAGCCAGCCGCCGGGCCTTTCTTTCTTACTGTCTGGCGTGTAACGGCGTCGTGTGCCGTGGCGGTGCTTGTTTGTGCCCATCTGCTCAAATCTTGGATATTGTCGAACACTGCCACTGGCAGCTCGTACTCGTCCGCAGTTACGGCCATGTATCGCGGCGGGATTCCGTCGTATTCGTCCTGTCGCCAGTCTAGCCCCTCCGGGTCTGGGGCCATCACGGGCGGGCCTCCAGCTCTACCACGCGCAGGGCGTCGGCTGTTTTCTGGTTGTACTTGGCAATGCGGCGGCGTTCCTGTGCCAGCAGCGCCTGGGCGCTTTTCAGCGAGGCGCGGCAGCCTACCGCGTCCCACTTGTTTGTGGCCCCCGGCTTTGTCGGCAACACGACAGCGTGCGTGTAGTGGTGGGCCTTGGATGTGCGGATCAGCTCGCCGTCAAAATAAAATTTCATTGTCTTGGCCTCCTCAAAATTCCTGTTTTTCAAAATCGCGGAGGGCGGCGTCTGCGTCGTAGTTTTCCCGCCGTGCTTCATCGTATGCCGCCTGTGCTGCCGCTACGGCCCATTTTGCTGCGGCCACGCTCATATCGTCCGTTGCGGCGGCGATTGCCTTTAGGTCGTCCTGTCTTTCGTTATATACTTTTCTGGTGAGTTCCAGCGCATTGTTGCGGGTTTTAACTTCCTTTTTCAGCAGTTCGTGAATTTTTTCAAGTGTTGCAATAGTCATTTTCGGCTCCTTTTCCCCGGATCGCGTCCGGCTCTCGCTTTTGCAGCCTTTATTTTGCTTCGCTGTTTATGTACCCAAACCAGCAGCTTTCGCAGCCGGTGAACTCCCTGCACCCATCATCGTACCTGTCGTTCCACGGCGGGCATCCGAAATTCTTTTCAAAGACTTTTACCATGTTCTTTTTTATATCTTCCGAGGGTTCGCTGAGCTTCATTCCTTTTGTCAATTCTTGAAAAACCGTCATTTTTCTTTCCTTCCTCCCCGTCGCGCGGGGCCTGTTTCGGCCCTCCCTGGGCCATCGTCAGCGGGGCGGATCAGCCCCAGACAGGCGGCGGGCTGCTGGCCCG